CAAACAAAAGATATATTTAACAAGATACTTAATTTTGCTACTAGCACTAAAGATGCTTTAATTTCAGAAGTTGAACATATACAATTAGATGTAAAAAATGCTATGTCTGGTATATACTTTACTCCTATACAGGTCGAAGACTTATTAAAACAGACAAGGGATAATGTTATACTAGAAGCTAATGAAATAGCAGAAGACATAAATGAAAATTTTAGCAGTATGATAGATGATGCCAATTACAGTGCTGGACCAGGAGATGCTAGTATAGCTGGTTTAGATTTTATAGCAGAAGATATCAAAAAAGCATTGCCGGTAGACGAATTTAGTGGTTTAGCAGAAGCTATAGAACTACAAAAAAATATAGAAAAAAATACATCAGGTATGGATGTGCGGGCAGAAGATGGCACTGTAAGTAAAGGAGTGAAAATAAATCCTGAAACAGGAGAAAAATATTATACAGATTTGCCTAAAGATACGAAATCTAGAATTAATGAACAGGTTCAAACTACTAATCCTTTTTTTGATGATAAAGGAAATATTAATTTAAATTCAATTAAGCTGCCTGGAATGAAACAATTCGGAGCAGATTTAAAAACCCAGACAGCCGCAGTAGCAAAGAAAAATGATGAAAATCAAAGTGATGCTGAAACAGCTCGATTACAAAGACAAAATGAGGCAGCAAAACAATCAGACAGTGCAAAATCAGAGACCAAGGGAACGGAAACTACAGATACAAAAGATGCTTCCTTAAATGATGTTGTAAAAGGATTAACTGTATTAAATAAGTCTATACAAGAATTAATTGGACAGAATGAAAAATTATTCATTGATCAAATTAGAGCTACAAAAGCTAATAACAGAAACAATTTTATAGGTACATAACATGAGTTGGAAGAAATATTTTACTCCTGTCGTTCTTGGCAATTCGCCAACTAATTATAGTCCGATGGGAAATTCTTCTAAACCAGGACCTGCACGGTCTAATTACAGCAGTTATCTACCTGAAGTTTACACTGGAGCTCCAAATAGAATAGATAGATATCTGCAATATGATACTATGGATATGGATAGCGAAGTTAATGCAGCCCTAGACATACTAGCAGAATTTTGCACACAACCAAACGATAATTCTAAGACACCATTTCAATTACATTTTAAAACACGAGCAACTACAAGCGAAACAAAAATCTTAAAAGAATATCTACAACAATGGTGTAAATTAAATAAATTTGACACTAGAGTTTTTAGAATAGTGCGTAATCTTTTTAAATACGGAGATGGATTTTTTATTCGAGACCCAGAAACAAAACAATGGTTTCATGTAGATCCAGGAAAAATTGTTAAAGTCATAGTAAATGAAAGTGAAGGTAAGAAACCTGAACAGTATGTTATACGTGATTTAAATCCTAATTTCGTAGATCTGGTAGTAACAACAATTTCTCCTAACACAACTAATACAAATAATAGGGGAACATCCTATGTGGCAGGAGGAGCTGCTGCTAGAGGGCAAGGAAGTTCTTATCCTTCATCTTCAGGTTCAAGGTTCCAAAATAATCTAAATGAGGTAGCTATAGAAGCTAAACATGTAGTTCATTTTAGTTTAAGTGAAGGATTGGACAATAATTATCCATTTGGGAATAGTTTGTTAGAACAAATATTCAAAGTATATAAACAGAAAGAACTGTTAGAAGATGCTATTATCATTTATAGAGTTCAAAGAGCTCCTGAGCGTAGAGTATTTTATATTGATGTAGGAAACATGCCAGGACATTTAGCAATGAGTTTCGTTGAAAGAGTTAAGAACGAAATTCATCAAAGACGTATTCCTAGTGCTACGGGTGGAGGAGTAAATGTTATTGATAGTGCTTACAATCCACTTAGTATTAACGAAGACTATTTTTTCCCTCAGACAGCAGAAGGTAGAGGAAGCAAAGTTGATACCTTACCGGGTGGTACCAATTTAGGCGAAATTGATGATTTAAAATATTTTACTAATAAATTATTTAGAGGATTACGAATTCCTAGCAGTTATCTTCCCACAGGTGCAGATGATAGTCAAGCTAGTTATAACGATGGTCGTGTAGGTACTGCTTATATCCAAGAGCTGAGATTCAACAAATATTGTGAAAGATTACAAAGCTTAATGGAAGATATTTTTGATGAAGAATTTAAACTTTATCTATATGATAAAGGAGTTAATATAGATACAGGACTATTTGACATAAAATTAAATCCTCCCTTAAATTTTGCTGCCTATCGTCAAAGTGAAATGGACGGACAACGTATAAACACTTTCAATACTCTACAGCAAGTACCTTTTATCAGTAAACGATTTGCCCTTAAAAGATTTTTAGGATTAAGTGATGAAGAAATGGCTGAAAATCAAATAATGTGGGCAGAAGAAAACGGAAAATTATCTAAGATATCGTCTAGCGCTAATGAAGAATTAAGAACTGCTGGTATAAGCCAGGCAGGAATAGAAAGTGATATGACTGATCTTGCTGATGAAGAAGCACCTCCAGAAATAGGATCTTTGCCCACCGATCCAGCTGCTGCTGCTCCTGCTGCGGCCACTGTTCAGGCTCCAATTAGTCCACCTACAGCATAAATATTTTTATGATACTTAGAGAATTATTTTATAGGAATAATGAATCTACTGCATTGTCCTACGACCTTGGGTACACACCTATGAAGGACAATAGTGTAATGAAACGCAGTGATACTAGGAAGACTAGACTAACTCTAAGGCAGATAAATGAACTGCGTAAATCAAGCGAACGATACATTCTTGAACAAGAAAAAGAATTAGAATTTATAGAATCAATGTACAAACCTCCGCCTGCGCCAACAGCATAATTAATTACAAGAGGATTAAATATGCGCAGATTTGTGCTAGGAAATGGTCGTAGCAGACTTAATATACAACCTATAGATTTAAAACCATTTGGTTATATTTACGGATGTAATGCAATATATAGAGAGTTCGACCCAGACTATTTGATAGCAGTTGATCCTAAAATGGTTTTCGAAATAGAAAATAAAAATTACCAGCTGACACATCAAGTTTGGACAAATGTTAATAGCAAATATAAAAAATTTAAAAATTTTAATTACTTTCAACCTAGTCTTGGATGGAGTAGTGGACCTACTGCACTAAATCTAGCTACACAACATGGCGCTACAGAAATTTACATTTTTGGATTTGACTATACAGGAACGAAAACTGGATTAGTTAATAATGTTTATGCAGATACACCAAATTATAAAAAATCAGATGAAGTGGCAACCTATTTTGGAAATTGGAGAAGACAAACCGATCAAGTAATTAAAAATAATCCTAGTATAAACTATTACAGAGTAGTGGAAGAAAATTTTTTTGATCCAGAATGGAATTATAAAAATTTCAAACATATTACATATTCTATTTTACATAATTTAATAAAATCTTGGCATCAAATACGTTAAAAATCAACCATTACTAACGGTTTATTTAAATTTTATGTAAATATTAATGACAGCCTTGCAACCTTTAGGAGACCAAACATGACTGATCGAAACAAATTCGAGCAGATGCTCGAACATCTTATTAATGATGAAAGTGACAAAGCCAAAGATCTTTTTCACCAAATAGTAGTAGCTAAATCGCGTGAAATTTATGAACAAATTTTAGCAGAAGATTTTAATGAAGAAGATGACGAGCAACAAGACGAGTCAAAGTGTGATGATGACGATGAAAAAGTCGATGAAGACACCGAAGATGACGAAGAGGACATGGACGAGAGTTTTGGCTTTGAAGAAGGCAGCGGAGATGACGACGATGTAGGCGGCGATGCCAGTGATGACATGATTGATGACCTTGAAGCTGATGATATGTCTAGTGATGAAGATGATATGGACATGGACAGCGAAGGTGACCTAGAAGATCGTGTAGTTGACCTTGAAGATGCACTTGATGAATTAAAACAAGAATTTGAAAATATGATGTCAGGAAAAGACGACATGGACATGGGTAATGACGACATGGACATGGATAATGATGACATGGACATGGATGACAATAAAGATAAAATGAGTTTCGAAACAGACAACTTTATGCGTGAATACGTTGAAAAAGTTGGCGGTAAAGACTACACTTCTTATGGAAAAATGGGAGATAACGGTGTGAACACTAAAAGTGTTGTAGCAGGGAAAAACAACATGGGTGGCACTGTAGCTAATCTTAAAGGAGGTGTAGAAAGCGCACCAGTAGAAGCTAACAAAGGACACCTAAAAGGCAATGGTGTTTTCAAAGGAAATCCAAAAGAGGATAATATGGGAAACATTAATGTTCCAGGTGGAAATGCTGGGAAGACAGCATTTAAACATAAAGAGCCAACATATCCAAGTGGCTTAGGAAAAGAGCAGCCTGACAGAAGTGCCGATAGTCTACTAAACGGTGCTCCAAAAAGGGCCAAATAAGGTTGTAAATGAATTATCTTCGTGAAAATCTGAGTTTCGACCAAGCAAAAATGGTCGTTGAATCCGACGCGGACAATGACAAATCCCTTCATATGACAGGAATTTTCATTCAAGGCGATAAAAGGAATCAGAATCAGCGTGTTTATCCTGCGAAAGAAATCGCCAGGGCTGTCAAAACCCTGAACGATCAAATTGAAGGTGGATATTCAGTTCTCGGCGAAGTAGATCATCCAGATGACCTAAGAATTAACCTTGACCGTGTGTGCCATATGGTCACAAAAATGTGGATGGAAGGCGCAGACGGTTATGGAAAATTAAAAATCCTACCAACACCAATGGGCAACCTAGTGAAAACTATGTTAGAAAGTGGTGTGAAATTAGGAGTAAGTAGTCGCGGATCCGGAAACGTCCGAGAGGATGGTTCCGGTGAAGTTTCAGATTTCGAGATTATCACAATTGATGTGGTAGCTCAACCAAGTGCTCCAGGAGCGTATCCTACACCTATTTACGAACATCTTATGAATACACGCATGGGATATCGTAGCCTACGTATAGCGCAGGAAGTCAAGGGCGATCCTAAGGCACAAAAATATCTCAAAGAGAGTCTATTAAAAATAATAGACAAGCTCCGATAAAATAGGAGAATCACATGTTGGACGCATTAAAAAATTTATTTGAAAATAATGTGATTTCAGAAGAGGTAAAAGCTGATATTGAGAAAGCTTGGGAGGCTCGTGTTAACGAAGCCAGAACTCAAGTTACTCAAGAACTACGTGAAGAATTTGCACAACGCTATGAACATGACAAGTCTGTTATGGTCGAAGCGATTGATCGTATGCTTGGTGATCAACTGAGAAACGAAATAAAGCAATTTATAGAAGATCGGAATGAACTTGTAAAAGCTAAGGCTAAAGTAGTTGTTGAAGGTAAAAAAGTCGGACATTTAATGAAAGAATTTATTACTAGACAGCTAGCAGTGGAAGTAAAAGAACTTCATGAAGATCAAATACAAATGGCAAACAAATTTAGAACTCTAGAAAAGTTTGTAGTAGAAGCTCTAGCTCAAGAAATCGCAGAATTTCATTTAGACAAACAGGATTTAACAAAAACTAAAGTTCGTTTAGTTAGAGAAGGACGTGAAGCATTTTTACAAATGAAAGAACAATTTGTTAAACGTGCTGCACAATTAGTAGAAACTACAGTTGAAAAAACACTTTCTAAGGAAATTGGACAACTGAAAGAAGATATCGAAAGTGCTCGTCGTAATGATTTCGGACGCAAATTGTTTGAAGCATTTGCAAATGAATATCAAACTAGCTATTTAAATGAAAAATCAGAAACATCTCGTTTGCTGAAGGTCATAGACACTAAAGAATTAGAACTTGCAGCTGCCAAAAACGCTGTAGCAGAAGCAAGGGTAATTACAGAGAGCAAAGAAAGAGAAAATAAGCTTCTTAAGGAAAGTCAAGAACGTCAAATCGTAATTAATGAATTAATTGCTCCACTTGCTTCAAATCAAAAAGCAATTATGAAAGAATTATTGGAAAGTACAAACACAGTTAAATTGCGCAGTAGTTTTGAAAAATATCTACCGGCGGTTATAGCTGGAGATGCTCCGCAAAGAAAAAAACAGGCATTAGTTGAGGCAAAAGAAGTTACAGGCAATAAACAAACCAACAGCGTAAGTAGCAGCAAAGAAGACAGTAATATCGTAGATATACGTCGTTTAGCTGGAATTTAAGTTTAAGACAATTAGGAGAAATATAATGTCAGAACTACTAACAAGCCGTTGGGCAGAGACAAAAGAGGCTCTTTTGGAAGGCCTACAAGGCACCAAAAAATCAGTTATGGCAGCCACTCTAGAGAATACTCGTAAGTATCTTTCAGAAAGTGCTACCGCTGGTGCTACTTCTGCCGGCAACGTTGCAACATTAAATCGTGTTATTCTTCCAGTAATCCGTCGCGTCATGCCAACGGTAATAGCCAATGAAATAGTTGGCGTTCAACCTATGACAGGACCAGTTGGACAGATCCATACACTAAGAGTTCGTTATGCTGATAACTTTACAGACGGTACAGGTGGCAGCACAACAGCAGGCGAAGAAGCACTTAGTCCATTTAAAATTGCTGAAGGCTATTCTGGAGTAGCTCCAGGTAAAGCAGCAGCTACAGCCTCTTTAGAAGGTGTAGCTGGTAACAGAATGAGCATTCAAATCTTAAAGCAAACAGTTGAAGCGAAAACTCGTAAGTTAAGCGCTCGCTGGACATTTGAAGCTGCTCAAGATATGCAAGCTCAGCATGGTATAGATGTAGAAGCAGAGATTATGGCTGCTCTTGCACAGGAAATTACTGCTGAGATTGATCGTGAAATTCTTTCAAGTCTACGCAGTCTAGCAGGATCGCAAAATCAACAGGCTTTTGACCAAGCTGCTGTAAGCGGTACAGCTACGTTCGTTGGTGATGAGCACGCAGCTCTAGCAGTTGCTATCAATCGTGTTGCAAATGTAATCGCTCAGCGTACACGCCGTGGCGCTGGTAATTGGGCCGTAGTCAGTCCACTAGTGCTTACAATGCTACAGAGTGCTACAACTTCTGCTTTTGCCCGCACAACTGAAGGCACATTTGAAGCTCCAACAAACACTAAATTTGCTGGAACATTAAATGGTGCTATGAAAGTATATGTAGATACATACGCAGCTGACAATGCCGCTGTGCTGGTAGGATACAAAGGCGGTACAGAAAGTGATGCAGCAGCATTCTACTGCCCATATATTCCATTAATGAGCAGTGGTGTTGTACTTGATCCTAGTACATTTGAACCAGTAGTTAGCTTTATGACTCGTTATGGTTATGTAGAGTTAACAAATACTGCAAGTTCTCTTGGTAATGCGCAGGATTATTTAGGAACAGTCACAATCGCAAATCCAACATTCTTCTAAAATTATTCAAGATTATGTTGGATCCAAAAGGGCGCCAAGTGCGCCCTTTATTATTTCTTATAAATACATTGTAAGGTAAAATTATGCGGAATCCTACCGCGTAGAGCTTAGAACGCTTGTATACTCAAGGAGAAAACAAATGGGAAGACCAATACATAAGAAATACTTCGGACAAACAAATGTAGGCACAACAGGTGAGGGCGTAGGAGGTGAAGGAGTAGCCAGTGTAACCATTTCAGGTACATGGGCTAATTTTACAGCTAGCACTACTACAGTAACATTTAGCGCTCCACAAATACCAGGTGGTGAAACAGCCCTTGGTACTGCTGTAATCGCAGCAGGTGCAATTACAGCAGTAACAATTACAAATTCTGGTTCGGGATATACATCAGCACCTACAGTAACTATTGTTGACTCGGATGCTGGCGCAGAAACATCAGGCACAGCAACAGCAGTATTAACTACTGGACGTCAAAATTCTATTACAGTTACAGCTTTTATTCCAGCTAGTGGTTCAGCTGGTTTTATCAGTGGTGCAGGCGGCAGTTCAGCTGTGACAGGCGATATTATACGACAAGTTGGTTCAAATAAGTTTATAGTACAGACCTCACAAGGTATTGGTCGCTGTAAGCTTGTCACTGATGATGTAGCTAACGCAGCAGGTGAGATGAATATCACAGCAGTAGATCATTTATCAAATACATATTATGTATCTAAGTTAACAGCACGTAGAGCAAGATTAGTTCCTTTCGGTCAAGCAGGACATGCTTATGAATCTGGAAAAACTGTTCCTTGGTCTTTTGCAACAGCAACTAACGGCATGGTAAAAGTTGATAATAGATAATAAGTAAATCAATGACTTTAAAAGTATTAAATGTTAGCAATGGCGATTATAAAATCGTAGTAGGAAGAGATTCTGATCCAGCATCTCCTCCAACAACTCCAGCAGCAATCATTCTAGATACACGGGGTCAATTAGGATCCTCAAGTGGCAAAGTTTGGATATACGGTGATTTGACTGTAGAAGGAAGTACTTCATACCTACAAACTACAAATACAAATATACTAGACAGGGTAATAACTTTAAATAGTGGTGGCGCTTCATTGTCTTTGAACCCTGCTGGTACACAAATATCTGGTATTGAAATTGAAGGAGTTCCTGGAAATGCTGCTTTTATATTTAATAACGAATTAAGTCATAGGAATAGCAGTTTTTCGCTTACTAACGGAAGCTTTGATTTTAGAATAGGTACATCAAGAGCAGGTATTTACGTGTCAAGCATAAATGTTGCTAATGATCAAAATCTATATCTTATAAATCAAGGCACAGGTGTTGTAACTGTACAAGGAACAAATAACTACGAAGTAAATATTTTAGATTACCCTGATGGTCATACGCCAGGAAATCCTTATCAACCTAGTAACGGACCTATAAGTCTTTATTCAAGTGATGCATTACAAGACGCTTTAGTAAACGTTATTGGTATGGCAGATTATGTAAAATCTTATTCTTATTTTACTAACATCACTCATATTACTAATGATAATACAGAAGTAAGAGTGTTTGACGCTAACAGCACTGATAGCGCAAGTCTTAATAATCCTAGTTATATAAATTTTAAGGTTGATGCTTATCAACGAGCAACTATAGATGCTAATAGTCTTAATATTCCTATTAGTTATACTGGTTTCACAGGAGATCATGTTTTAAAATTAAGTCATGATGGTACTAATGCTATTATATCTGTAAGCGGTGGTAACAGAAATATAGAATTTGATCCTAGTGGCACAGGAAAAGTAAAAGTTTCGAGTGATTTAGAAACAACAGGTGTTGTGCAAATAGGCAATCAAACAAATGTGCCTGCTACAAATAATAGTTACAATGTCCTTTACAGTGAATCTACGTTAGGTATGGGAAAGACAGGATTGTATTTTGCTAATCCTAATACCAGTGGCGAGCTAGTGAGTAGACGAAGAGCTCTAGGGTTCAGTATGATATTTTAAGGACAAAAAGATGGCAATTTCAAACGCAGAATTACTTACTGGAGGACCTACTACAATTTTTACTTGTCCAGGACCAAGCCAAGAACATGCAGTGACTTGCATAATTTTTTGTAATACGGATACTGTTGATAGAAATTTAGATGTATATGTATTAAAAACTGGTCAATCAATTGCAACGAATCCTCAGACACAGATTATTAAATCACTTACTGTTCCTACAGGAGAAACATTTACTTTTGATACTGAAAAACTAGTTTTAGAATCAAATGATTCAATAGCCTGCACATGTTCTGCCGGTACCGGAAATTTAGTCATGACTACTGTGAGTTCTTTAAGGGTAAGTTAGTGAAATTTCTTAAAAAAAGTCAGCTTAATTTTAGAAATGTGAAAGATAAAAGTGTTAGTGTAGAAACTGATGGTAGAGTGACCATGGATGGAAATTTAAGTTTATCTATACCAAAAGGTAATACAGCAACTAGACCTGTGCCAGCTATTGAAGGCATGATTAGATACAACACAACTGAAAACGAATTTGAATTTTATCAAGGTAATGGTTTATTAAACTCAGCTGCATGGCGAAAAGTAAAATTTAAAGAACCTACTACAATAAGCTTTCAGTCATTTGAAAATCATGGCGGAGGTGATACATTTGGTCCATTAAATGTGAATCCTTGCAATTTTATAAAAGAAGGATCTAATAATCTTATAACTACTTTAGAAGCAGCACAAAGATTACTAGTAATAGTAGAAAATGTGATACAAGTAGCTAATGTAAATTATGAAATTACACTTACACCTCCAACGGGTTCCCCTGCAGGAGCATATATTCATTTTGGCAGTAATGTCCCAACGTCTAAAAACATCTATGTGATCAACGGCTTTGATCGATAATATTCAAAAAACTACATGTATTTGGATTTTAATAAATACGACTAGTAGATTTTTTGGATAAAACATGGCAACATTTTTTCGAACTAAGGTAGTTCAGGGTGTAGGTACTATACCAACAGATATCATTGCTACAAATGCTAATAATAGGTTTACGATTTTAGGATGTAATCTTGCAAATATTGTTGAGGATAATACAACGGTTGATATATCTGTAGTTGATTCAGATAGCGTTGAAGCTTACTATGTAAAAGGCATCGTTATTCCAGCAAACAGTAGTTTGAAGGTAGTAACTAACGGTGAAAAATTAATTTTAGCTGAAAACTGTAGTCTGAGAATTGTTTGTGACGTTTCTTCAAGTGTAGATGCAATTATTAGTTATGCTGAAATAATTTAAGGAAATTATATGTCAGGAAATTATATTTTTAGTACAGATGATGCAATATTTGGAGAAAATAGTCCTAAGTTTTTTTATGGGCTGCGGAGAAATGATGACGGTGAATTATTTTTAACAAGAAATAATTTAATACAGGCTAGCACAAGCATTGTTATTAATAATCCTGGACCTCCTGATGAAGATTATGTAGAATTTGAATATGGGTTGGACTATGTAGATAATGTGAACGAAGATCATGAAATAGTTTTTCAGAATTTGTTTTTAAGTCAATATAGGTGGGATTCTAGATCAATTTATTATTATGTATCGGATGACGGAAGTTTCGTCGTAAGAATAAATCAAAAATATACATATCCAGAATAAAGTAATTAATATGAGATTTTAGGAAGAATTATGGCAGAGTTTAAGATCAGCAGACTACGTTACAGATGGATAGGAAACTGGCAACCTAATTATGCTTATAGACGTGATGATTGTGTATTTAATGCAGGGGGAGGGTGGACTTGCATTAGGGCTCATACATCTACTACATTTTATGCTGATCAAAATTACAAATTTGCTCCTACAGACACTTTAATTTCTCCGGCTTGGTCAAGAATGACCGGAGGATTAGAATTTAAACAAGATTGGTCAGCAGCGACGGTGTATACTGATGGAGATGTAATCAGTCATGGTGGAAATATATATACTTGTACCATAGGACATGTAAGCTCGATAACATTTGATCTTGATTATGATAAATGGTTGTTATTTTTTGTTGGTGAAAATTGGACTAACACTTGGACTAGCGGATATAGATATAAAATAGGTGATGTTATTCGATACAATGGAATAACCTATAGATGTATATTAGAACATACATCTTATTCATCTGGTATAAATGCAGGAAATTATAGTGGAGACAATGACAGTGCTAACGAAACATGGGAAATAGTAACTGAAAATATTTCCTATAGAGGTAGTTACACAATATCTACATTGTACAGAAAGAATGATGTAGTTAAATATGGTGGATCATTATTTATTTGCACAGATGAACACACCTCGGCCAGCCAAATAGGAAATATTAATAATAATTATTTTACAATATTATTTTACGGCTTTAACTATAATAATTCTTGGAGTAATACTGCATATTATGCGGCCGGAGATATAGTAAGAGTTAGCAGTAGTCTGTATATTGCACAAAAAAATAATATTAACAGTGAACCAGGCAATACCGTTTTTTATCCTAATGGAAATCCCGATTGGAATCATCTTGTAAGTGCTGTAAATTTTGTTGGTAATTTTTCTTCAAATCTATTTTATAAAAAAGGTGATCTAGTAAAACGAGGTGGTGCATTATGGGTAGCACTTACTGATCAAATAACAAATGATAGTACACTTGCGTATCTAGACGATAGTAATTGGGAAATAGTAATACCAGGAAATGAATTTAGAGGTAATTGGTCCTTAACAGATGATGAAGACGAATTCACCTACTACAATAGTGAAGATGTAGTTTATCATAGAGGAAGTGCATACAGATGCCTCATTCCTCATTTATCAACATCTAATACAAATCCTATAGTAGGACAATTATATTGGGCAGTATTAATAGAAAATGAACAAGGTGGTTTAGACCAAATAGGAGATTTATTAACTTTTGGTAAAACTGTATTGGGAGACGATAGTTCTAGAGGACCACAAAGGATTCCTATAGGACAAAAAGATCATGTTTTAACAATAAATGATTCTGAAGAAGGAAATTTTGTATGGCAAAGTTTTGGAGATCTAGCACGGAGATTTCATGTAGCACCAGACGGAGTAGACGACGAAACTGATCCCGAGAGAGGAATAAATTATTTTAAACCATACAAAACAATAAGATTTGCAACAGAAAAAGCAGATGACAATTTTTCAGGATTTACTACTATAAGCATTCGTACGGGCAGATATGATGAAATTTTACCTATAATTGTGCCTGCAAGAACTGCATTGTTGGGGGAAGAACTTCGTTCTGTCATTGTTGCAGCTCGAGGACCTATAACAGCAATGCAGCCAGATCCTGCTAAAACAAAAGCAGCATTAGTTAGAATTCAAACAATATTGCCTGACCTATTTACAGGTGTCTTAATTTCAAGAAGCGCAGGAAACACTTTAGTTCAAAATACTAGTTCTTTAGTTACTGAAACAGAGTCTGATATTGTTGAAGCTTTAATTGCAGATGCAACAAAATTTATAGATTTTAAAATAGGATTATCTACTACAAAACCAGATATAACAGGAAATAATACTCTTACAACTGATGTAGGAAGATTAGGTGCTGTAAGTAATCTTTTAGCTAATAAAGAATTTATAAAACAGGAAGCATTATGGTTTGTAAAAGCAACTCCTACTACATATCAGTTTGATGATGAAGTATGTTTAAGAGATCTTGATAGATTTATATCTGCATTTATATATGATTTACGGTATCCAGGAAATTACAAATCGACTCTAGCAGGGCGATATTACGGAAATGCTGTTGTGGGAAATGCTTTAGAAGATATGTTTTACGTAAGAGATTCTACTGGTGTACGTAATATGACTCTAATAGGCTTGAATGGAGAACTTGCCCCTGCTATTACTGGAGAACCTTATCGTAGAGTTACCGGTGGTAATTATGTGAGCCTTGATCCAGGTTGGGGACCAGCAGATACTAGAGTTTGGATCACATCTAGAAGTTGTTATGTTCAAAACTGTACTACATTTGGGTATGCAGCAGTTGGGCAAAAGATAGACGGTAGTCTTCATAATGGTGGCAATAAGTCTATTACCAGTAATGACTTTACACAGGTAATTAGTGATGGAATTGGAGCATGGGTATTAAATGGTGGAAGAGGTGAACTGGTTTCAGTCTTTACCTATTATTCACAAATTGGTATGTTTGCGGAAGATGGAGGAATTATAAGGGCTACTAACGGTAATAGTTCATATGGTACATTTGGAGCTGTTGCTGACGGAGATGATCCTGCAGAAACTCCAAGGTACGGAAAAATAAATGCGAGAGATCAACAGGCCCAGGTAGCTGCTGCTTTTTGTGGTGAAGCTACAGATGAAATATTTGCTTTAGAATTTAGTAATGCAGGACAAAATTATACCTCAGCTAATTATACATTTCAAGGTTCTGGTAGTGGATTGAGTCTACTTCAAGAAGAATTTAGGGATAATGCAATTTTTGAATGCCAAGTGCTTACTAAAGGCGTAAGTTACATTATTCGAGGATTTAATGCACAATTTGGTGATAATTTAACCCTAACTTTAGGAACAAATGATCTAGCCACAGAAGCAAGTATTTTAGGAACAAGACTTATATTAACTGCTGGTGACGGTACTGGGCAATATGGTTACGTGTATGCTTACAATGAAAATGAAAAACAGGTGACTGTGTACAAAGAAAGCGATGATACTCCTGGATGGGACCACATTATTCCTGGACTACCAATAAAAAATGTTTTAACAGGCACAGCAAGATATAGATTTGAACCTAGACCAATTTTTAGTCATCCTGGATTTATAGCAACTGAATATAATCTACCAACAGATAATTTATGGGGAGCTCTTGTTTATGGTGAAACAAAAGAAACTTTTAATGGTATAATTACAGATAATGGTCTTGCGCTTTTTAATATCACCAAAACTAATAGAACTTATAGTGTAACACTTGCAGCAGCAGGTACTGGATATGAAGTAGGAGATGTGTTAACAATTGTAGGTAGTCAAATATCTGCCAACGATTTTGAGCATGATATTAAAATTACTGTAACTGGAGTTTCATACAGCGGTTCAATTACTAACTTTACTTTTAAAGGGTTAGGTATAAGCGGAAAATTTCTTATATTTTCTCTAAACGGTGATACTATATATACCAGCAGGCAAGGAGAAACATGGACAGGAGCAATATTACCCATTGTAGGAGAATGGAGATGCGTAGCTGCAGGTGGAAATAGGTTTGTAGCTCTCAAATACAATAGTAATGCGGCAGTTTATTCTGAAGATGCGATTACTTGGAACCTAGCTCAACTTCCTTCAACAAATAACTGGAAAGCCTGTGCTTATGGAAATGGAATTTTTGTTGCTATAAGCAGTAATCAAGACGCAGGGGCATTTAGTACTGATGGAGGTGAAACATGGACGTTTACTGAGTTACCAGCAATAGGAGATTCTACACAAAATGAATGGGTTGATATTACTTATGGGCAAGGAAAATTTTATGTAATAGCAAATAGTGGTAACTCGCTGGCTGTGGGTGTTTATAATTCGAATACCAGTCAAATGAATTGGACAGCAGATGTTATAGAAGTTCAAGATTCTACTCTTCAAGATTGGGTTGGTATTGCATATGGCACAGGAAAATTTGTAGCTTTGTCAAGCACTGGGTATACCACGTATAGTTTTAACGGTTATCAGTGGTATAGCACTGCTCATGGAATGCCAGGACCGGCTCCAGGAGTAGAAATGACTTGGAAAAAAATTATATATGGTCATGGAGTGTTTTTAGCTTTATGTGCCAGTCAAACTAATACGGCAACAACTTTTGCAGCAACGTCAGAAAATGGTGTCCAATGGACAATTAGGACTCTAGACACCAGTCTAGAATGGAGTATAGCAACATTCGGATCTCCTGACATTACTCTTGGGGATTCTACTATCAGTAACAATACACCGTTGTTTATTGCCAGCGGAAAAAATTTAACAAATGCAGTTAACAAAATAATAACAGGAGCCAGAGCACTAGGAAGAGCAATAGTTGAAGGTGGAAATATTCAACAAATAAGGTTGTGGAATCCTGGATCAGGATATGCAGGATCTGCAACATGCACATTGGTTGATCCTAACAATACAATAGAAGCTACTCTTAGATGTAGAATAAATGATGGAGTGATTCCTCAGCCAACTTTCTTCAATAGAGGATTATATTGGAAAACTAATACAACAAAAGTTACTGTAGTAGGAGATGGCTTTGCAGATGTGCAACCAGTAGGAAAACTTGTTACTATTGATGGGCTAAGTGTAATTCCTGGACCAGGTGCTCAGTTTTATATAGGAGGAAAAAGTAATTTTATTACTGCTGTGAAAACTGACATTGAAACTAGTCAAAATGGAGACGGAACATTCAAATCAAAGTTTCAAGTAAGTCCTGCAATAACTTTTAACGATGAAATACAGGATGATCAAGAAGTACTCATAAAAGAACGTTATAGTCAAGTTAGAATAACAGGACATGATTTCTTAGATGTTGGAGTCGGAAATTTCGTAGATACTAATTATCCCGGTTTATATACAAATTATGAATTTGATAGACAACCGCAGAATGAAGTAGGACAACTGAATGGCGGCAGGGTATTTTACACATCTACCGATCAGGATGGTAATTTTAGAGCAGGAGAATTATTTGCAGTTGAACAGTCCACAGGGGCGGTCACACTTAGTGCTGATTTCTTTGATTTAAGTGGTCTAACAGAACTTGCACTAGGTGGTATTATTGTAGGTGGAACAGCAACAGTTATTAGAGAATTCAGTACAGATGTTACATTTCAAGCTAAT